CAGCAATCAAAGCCCACGCAGCAACCCGCCAGTCAGAGACAGGATTTCTGCCGTACAGGCTTTACTATGTAACGGCAAGGGGGAAAGCCGTTTACAAATCCATGCCAGTTGCAGAAAGCTAATTGAATCAATGGAACTTCAGTCATACACAGAAAAGGGAGAACCAGATAAGGAGTCTGGCTATGACCATATGGCTGATGCTCTTGGCTATCTCATTTGGAGAGAGTTCAATCCATTATTTGCTAGGGCGGGCAAACCAACAGGGATTAGAATATATTAAGAACATGGTACTATTGAGGCAAAACTGTGTATAGCTCACTAAATATTTACAATCAGCCCATAACACAAGCTGCTACCACAGTTGCAAGTCCTAATGCGGCCTATCAGCGTATGGCTCAATTTTGGGATTTGATAACAGATTTAAAGGAAGGTACATACAAAATTAGGAGTGAGCATAGAAAATATTTGCCACAAGAGCCTCGTGAGATAGATGACAGCTATGATTCAAGATTAAGTAGGTCAACAGTTGTCCCATATTTGCAGCGTATTGAAAAGATGTTGTCAGGTATGTTGGTTAGAAAGCCAGTCAGACTAGATGATGTATCTGACTTGGTAAGAGAACAGTTGTTTGATGTTGATTTAGAGGGCAACGATTTAAACGTGTGGCTGTATAACACAGCAAGGCTGGCAATCAGTTTTGGTCATGTTGGGGTACTTGTTGATGCACCAAAGGAAGGGGACAAAACTAGGCCATATTGGGTGACATATACACCAAAAGATATTCTAGGATTTAGGTCTGAGATCATAGATGGCACAAGGCAACTCACACAGTTGCGTCTATTGGAACAGGTTGTTGAACCAGACGGAAAGTATGGTGACAAGATTGTTAAACAGATCAGGGTATTGGAAAGGGGAAGATTTGAGATTCACAGAAAAGATGAAAAAAAGAACGAATATAAATTATTTGATGAAGGCGAAATGAGCCTTAAGGACAAGATTCCTTTTGCCATTGCCTATTCCAACAGAGTTGGTTACTACGAAAGTCGCAGTCCTTTATATGACATAGCAGAACTAAACCTAAAGCATTATCAGATACAGTCTGACTTAGACAATATTTTGCATATCAGTGCAGTACCTAACTTAGTAATTTATGGCTATCCTAATGCAGATGAAATAACAACAGGAGCTAGTGAGGCATTATCATTGCCACCTGAGTCACGCATGGAATACGTTTCTCCAGCAGCCGACAGTTATAATGCACAATTTACAAGACTAAAAGATATTGCAGAACAGATTAATACACTTTCACTAGCGGCGGTGCTGGGTCAAAAATTAGTTGGCGAGTCGGCGGAGGCCAAGCGAATAGATCGATCTCAAAATGACAGCACAATGATGGTCATTGCACAGCAGATGCAAGATTTGATTGATAACTGCCTTAAGTTTCATAGCGAATATCTCAATGAACCTAATGCTGGTAGTAGTTTTGTAAATAGAGACTTTGTTTCTGCAAGACTAGAACCACAGGAGATTACATCATTGCTCACATTGTTCACTGCTGGAACTATTACACAGGAAACATTGTTAAACCAACTTTCTGCTGGTGAGGTTCTTGGTGATGACTTTGACGTTGAGGAAGAGATCGAGGGCACACAACAGGGAGGTCTTACAGAAGTAGAACCACCAGAAGAACCTGACGAAGAACCAGAAGAGGAGGAGGAAGAGGGAGAAGAATGATAAATGAGTATTCCAGAGGTATTTTTTAGGGAGACTATTGATCTTAACAGGTATAGCAATGCCGTATCAGCAGACTTTGTAAGAACTTATAATGACGTTATTTTACTTGCAGCAAGAAAACTCAATGCAATAAATATCAGACAGGCAAAGGCTGGTGAAGGTGTAGTCATAGCACCGCAGACCAAGAAAAGACTGAGGGCAATCATAGCTCAGTCAAAAAGTAGTCTTGATAAATGGTCTAAGACTACAACAAAGAAGATGATAAAAGAAATAGAGGGTTTGGCAAAGGTACAGGCTGGATTTATAGAAAGTGAATTAAAAAAAGCTGTAAAATCAGGAAATATCCCAATCAATTCAGTAGCAGTCAGTTCTAAATATGCAGAATCATTTGTCACAACAGACCCCACAAAGGTAAACATATTTACAAGTAAGCAATTTACAGAAGATGACTTTAAAAAGTTTGGCTCTGGTAAGTTTGAACTTACTGCAAGACAAGGTGCAATGCAGACTTTACCTAATGGAGAGACAGTAGAGAAAGCATTTAGAGGTATAGCAACAAGACAACAGGAAGGTTTGGCAAGGACGATCAGGCAGGGCGTGTTTAGTGGAGAGTCAACACAGCAAATAGCAAGTCGAATGATAGGAAGGCTGGAGTTTGGACAGAAGGGAAGCGTCAGACAGATAGCACAGGCTGGTGGTGAATTAACAAAACTGGCAAATCACCAGATACAAACTATTGTCAGAACATCTGTAAACCAAGTACAGAACCAAGCATCACAGGCTGTCTATGCAGCAAATAGTAAGGTTGCTCCTAAATATGAATATGTTGCAACCCTTGATTCAAGAACAAGTGCCATTTGTCGGAGGCTTGATGGTAGAAAGTTTGAATATAACAAAGGTGCTGTTCCACCACAGCATTTCAACTGCCGATCTACTACTGTTCCTGTTGTTGATTATGCAGGGTTAAAAAAACAAAAAGGATTTGAGGATCTAACACCGCCACCCAAAGGCAAAGTTGTAACCCGACCCACAGGAGAGGGGACTGGTAGAGTACCACAGGACACTCAGTATGGTGACTGGCTTTTGGGGCAAGACAAGAAACTAAAAGTCAAGACTTTGGGTAACGAACAGAAGGTAAGATATTTTGAACGCTTGGCAAAGAAGGAAGGGTCAGGACAGAAGGCTATAAGAAAAATGGTCAGGGAAGATGGAAGCGAAAGAAGTTTGAAAGACTTGGAAAGATTGTATGGCAAGCCCAGAGATATAACTATCAAAACAAAAACTCCCAAACCTGTTGCAAAGCCTGTTGGATTTGAAAGAAGGCTGATAGATTCAAGCCCAGATCAATTACGGAAAGATGGTAAAGCATTGATGGAGGAAGTCGGTGGACTTGATGTAGCTAAACTTAAAAAATTAAGAGAGGAATTAAAAGTTGCGGCAGCTAATACAAGCACAAACATAAGACCAGAATTACAAGATGGCCTGATTGCAAAGTTTGAAAAAGCTAAAGACGCATACGTTAAATACAATGATAATTTTACGAAAAATTTAGAAAAATTAAGAAATAAAATGCTTGAGACAAGTTTGACAGATGCACAGGTCACTAAACTTGTAAACAATGTGGATATTTCAAAAAGCTTCAATGCGGCTCAAAAAGCACAAATTCAAGAGTACTTTACTGAATATGTCAGAATGTTTAATGGTGCTGGATTTGTTGAGTCGGCAAATGGAGTGCCAGCCGTTAATTCTATTGGAAAGGCAAAAAGAGCTTCCTGTGCTTTTTATAAGGGGACATTTACAACAAGTACAAATTACAGGGGTCAAATAAGTAAATCAACAACTTTCCATGAAATAACTCATGTTGTAGAGGTTGCTAATCCTAAATTAAATAGTTACACAAATAAATGGAAATTTGATAGAGCTTTTGGTGATGTAGGTGCAAAAAAAATTACAGATAAAAAAATATTGCAAGAGTATTTAGACAGCCCTAACGCAAGACCAAACAAAGCAATGACCACACAGCTTGAAAAACCTGTATATCAATTAAAAAGTATAACTGATATTAATTACAGAAAAGAAGAGCTTGCTTTTGTTAATGACTACAAAAATTCATACATGGGGAAAGTTTACGATATGTTTGATTACTCTAAATATGGAGATTTTAAAAACAAAATAAATCCCTCAGAGGTTTTAACAATGTCTGTAGAAACCTTTTCAAGTCCTGTAAATATGCAAACACTTATACAAAAACACCCAGATTTATTTGAGTTAGTAGTTGGTATGTCTAGGGCAGGGAATCTTTAGGGTCAGGATAACTTTCTAAATCTTTGACAGCTTGCAATCTTGATTTTTCTGGCACTTTTACATTTGATAATCCCACCGACTCAATAGCTGCTGATATAACGTCTGCAATATCACAGTTTTTTGGGTCAAAGACATGACCATGAACCCCAAATAATCCATCTTTTACATCTATATTCCAAAGTTCTACAGCATCTGTTGAACCCACAGCCTTTGCTGTTTGTTTAGAATGTTGAATTTCAATATCCCCTAGTTGGGTGGTGATAGTTATAGTAAGCATAGTTGTAGTTTAGTTATGCCACTTAAAAAAGGCAAATCACAAAAGACTATCTCTGGCAACATACGTTTGCTGATGAAAGAGGGCAAGACATTAAAACAAGCTC